AAACGAGTTCTTTGACGCTTGTGAGCGAAACAGAAAGAAGACTGCGACTGTGGGCAAGGGTGAGTTACCGAATCACTTCCAATATGACTATGAGCACCCTGCTAGGTATAACCCAAGATATGGATCTTACATCGAGAAGGAGATTGAGCGCTTAGGGTATGAGTCTGATGAGTTCAGAATGTCGTATCGGTTACACTGGATGTTAGAGCGTGGTCACTTTATCGCACCCGAAATCTTTGACGCTTGCGGTATCAAAAAGACTGACAAGCTACGTGTTAAGAAAAAGGGTAAATTTGTCCACTTCAAGCGTAATGAGAGTCATTACTACAACGATAACTCTACAGATAACATGGTAGCGTCCATAGACATTGGTAGAAGCAATGACTCTACGGTCGTGACTGTAGCTAAGGTTTGGTGGGATAATCCAATCATGTTTGCGGGTGAGGATCGGTACTACACCCACATAGTCAATTGGTTAGAGATCCAAGGGGATGACCATGAATCTCAGTATCCACAGATCCTTCAGTTCCTAGCCAACTACAAGATAGGTTCTATCATTGTGGACGCTACAGGTCGTGGTGATCCAATCTTTGACCGATTAAAAGCTGACTTGTATGAAGAGGGTATTAATGTTCAACCCTTCATCTTTAGTCAACGGACTAAGCATGAGGGGTATACGATACTGTACCAAGAGATCAAGGTTCAGCGATTAACCTATCCTGCAAGTGACCATGCACGTTCATACAGAAGGTGGCAGAAGTTTGTCAGAGAGATGTATGACCTTCAGAAGGATTGGCGGGGTAAGTACATGGACGTTAAAGCACCAACGAGTGGTAAGAAAAAAACGGGTTCAGATGGTCACGATGATTACAGTGATTCACTAATGATGTTATGCTATCTAATCAATCGCAAAATGGTGTCTGCGGAGACTGCGGATAACCCTTTCTTAGGCAATGCGGTTGGCGATACAAGAAGACGTTATTCTGCTCAGATAAAGGGCGGTCGTGCTCGGAGGAAGTTTGATGGCTGGTGAACAACTAACAATAGAACAGATATGTGAACTCAGTGGTTTATCTGCTCGGGCAATCAAGAAAGCACTTTCTAAGGGCGATCTTCTTGACCAATCCCCTACCTGTGTGGGGGAGTGGCTAAAATCTTCAATACAGATTAAAATGAGCGCAACAACGACTCGAACAGGCATACGCAAGGACAGAGAACCGATTGTCCATCGAAAGTGGGATTGAGGTGATATATGGCATTAATCAGTAGAGGTATAATAGCAGGCACACCCTATGGCAGTGCAGACTCCAATGTATATCAACTAGTCACCTCGACTGAGTTAGAACACTCAGCAAGGTTACAGAGATATAGAGAACACATGAGGTTCTACAGGGGTAAGCACTGGGATCACACTAGGGATGTGAATGAGCCATTTGTGACGATGAACTATTGCAGAAGGTTTGTAGACGCAAGTGTAAACTTTCTGATGAAGAGTGGCTTTACTGTGACGATACCCGATGATCCTGCTACACCGAGCAAAGAGGATGAGGATAGAGAGTTTGTTAGGTTAATGTTGGAGGGAACGTGGGCTAAAAATAAGCGAGAACTAGTTGCTTTTGAAATGGCTCAGATGGGAGCGATAACGGGTGATGTTTTCATAAGGGTTTCTTGGGAGGACAACGATCCGATTGAGAGTCCTTATGCTAGAGTGGATGTACTTCCTAGTCAGTATGTATTCCCCTCATTTGGTGGCCCACATGGTGTAGACCGTAAGAAGGTAAACTCAATCCTAGTTCTCTTCCCAAGGTTTAAAAATGGTGACGCTTCATCTACGAATACCTTCGGTGACATACCTTCTCACAATGTGGAGTGGTTTGGTGAGAGGTGGTTTCCCAACAAGGTAATTGAGTACTCCCCGTATGGTGGTGAGGTTGAACGGCCTAATCCTTTGGGTGAAATCCCTATCGTACATATCCCTAACTATCCTATCGCTGGAGAGTTCTATGGTCGTAGTGATCTAGTTGACATAATTGACTTACAACGTGAGTACAATGAGAAGGCAACAGATATTAGTGATGTGATTAATTATCATGGTAGTCCTGTTACGATTGTGAAGGGTGCTAAGTTGACGCAGCTTGAGCGTGGGGCAAACCGTATGTGGGGGCTACCCGACAATGCGTCCGTAGAGAACTTATCTCTCAATGGAGAGTTAGGGCCATCGATGGAATACTTGGATCGAATCAAGAAGGCTATGCATGAGATAGGCGGTGTACCCGAGATTGCTCTAACTTCTAATATCAATAACCGAGAAACAGGTGCTTCAGTCTCTATGCGATATATGCCTATGCTAGAAGCTAGGCAGGTAAAGGTTCAGACCTATGGTGCGGGTCTTCGTTTGATTAATCGTTTGATTATGAAGATCACAGCTTTGGCAGACAATGAATTTGGTCGTGAGTTTGATAAGTTGAACGAGAAGAATAAATACAGAAATCATGTTATCTTTCCTTCTCCTCTACCAAGGGATGAAAGTATTGAGTTGGATAGATCGACCAAGCGTTTAGATATTGGTATTACATCTAAGCGGTTTGAGATGGAGAAGATGGGCTTGTCTCAGAGAGAAATCGAGAAGATCAAACAGGACATCGAGGACGAGAGAGAAGAACTAGCTGAACTAGAGTTCTCTATCGGGCAGAAGTTCATGGATGATACCGAAGCCCCCGAGTCTGAAGAGGTTAGTCTTCCACCATCTTTGGAGAAACCCAAAGAGAGAAGTGGTAACCCTAACCCAAGAAGGCCGAATCCCGACTCGGTAGGCGAGTCTATCTCTAATGCTAAGACTTCGGATATGATGGATGGCTAGGAAGAAGTTTGTAGCTCAGTCACCCAACAAGGGCGGTGGGTTAGTCTCTGATACGCATACAGTAAAGACTGTAAGTGGTGGCTCGGTGACCTTGAAGGCACGTCCTTTAAGTGTACGCAAGGGTGAGCGCAACTATGAGATTGCTGACGCTAAAAGGCGTATACTGAATAGATTGCCTACCCAAGATGGCCGAGTACGGACTTTGATGTTGAATGGTATTCAAAAGGCAGAAGCGGTATTTCTTCGATATGATACAAGACGTAACAGTAGTACGGGTAAGTTAAGACCACCCGATAAGACAGCTCTTGCGAGAGAGCTAGAGGGTGTAGTGCGTAGTACAGTTCGTTCTGCTAGGGATCAAGTTCTTGAGAACATAGAAGGCTCAGTGAAAACCTATTTGATTGGTGTAAGGCGAGGTCTTCCCGACAAGGACGCTTTGCCTATGGCTACGATTAACCAAATTGCTAAACGAAAAGCTTTGCAGATCTATAACCAACCTACGGGTAAGGATGGTATGAATACCGCACAGCGATTAGCGGGTGTTGGGGCTAGGATGGAGGGTGAGCTAACCAAGCTTTTAGACTTGGGTATGCTCAATAGAATCAAACAGAAAAGCAAACTAAAGAAGGCCTTAGTAGACCCAAAGGGTACGAATCGGGCGTGTGTGGCAAAGTCGATTAGTCGGATTAACCGTACAGAGCAGAACAGAGCTATGCACTCAGCTACCATTGAAGCAATGCAAGCTATTGGTGTGAATCTGTTCTATTGGAGACTCAGTGCCAGCCACAAGAGTTATGGGGGCACTGAGATCTGTGAGGTTTTATCTGTATCTACGGGTGCGGATGTAAGTAGTGTGTTACCCTCTGATTTCGGTAGGACTTTGAGTGGGTTATATACAGACTCTAGTTTACCAGAGTTACCTCATCCCAACTGTATGTGCAGTATAGAGCCAATTTTAGTTTGATTATCTTTATGCTATAATAGATAATCCCTATGGATAATTTTATTTTTTCAAAAACTAATTACATTGGAGAATCATTATGCCTATGTACTCAGCAAACAATGCAAAGCCAAGTAATCGTGCAGGCCAAGACGCTACTACTCGTGATCGTGGTATGACTGATTACTTTGATATGCGTAAACAACCAAACAAGGCTAAAGTTCAAGATGGCCGCCTTGTGATGATGCAGAACGCAGCAGGTCAACACGCTCGTAGAGCGCCAAAAGTTGATATTCTCCGCTAATTAAATTTTAAGCGCACCTAACGATAAAAGGGCATATAGATAAATGAGTGATACGACAAATACTACGCCAGCGAACACAGAAGAAAGTCAAGCGACCAACCCTACCCCTACAACCGATAGCAAAGATGTTGAGTCTAAGCCTTCTGAGGAAGTCTATACAAAGTCTCAGCTAGATGAATTGCTAAACAAGGTTAGGAGAGAAGAGAAGGACAAGCTATACAAGTCTATTGAGAAGACAAAGGCTGAATCCCAAGCTCTTCAAACCGAGCGTGACAAGGTGCTAGAAGATTTAAAACTAGCGAAAGACCAACTTTCTACTTTACAGGACTCTAATATGAGTGACATTGAAAAAGTAAATAAGCAGATTGAGCTGCTTGCTGAACAGAATGAGCTTCTTAAAAAGCAACTTGAATCCGTTTCACAGCAAGCGGAAGCGAGAGTGCGTGAGAGTGAAGTGAAATCTTATCGGCAAAAGCGGATTGAGAATAGCGGTTTACTTTTCCCCGAAATGGTAACGGGCAACTCTCCCGAAGAGATTGACGCTTCCATTGAGTTACTTTTAGAGCGAGAGAAGTCAGTTAGAAGTCAGTTAGAAGACAAGCTTCGTAGTGAGAGGGCGCAGGATGTACCTCGTCCAATGTCTCCCGAAATGAGTCAACCTAATGTTGCTTCTGCTGATCGTTATCGAGTCTCTAAGATGAGTCGTGACGAATACAGTGCGTATCGTCAAAAACTAATGGCGCAAGCCTTAGATTCAGTTCGCAGATAAACATTAATATTTAACTATTTTTAACTTTTAAGTTAGGAGTCAATCATGGCTTTAGTAGGTACAAATAATGCAAATGCACCCGCTGGTGGTGTAGCAGGTAATCAAATTGTAGGTCTTCCACAAGCTCTACTAGACGTATTCAGTTTAGATATTCTTCATAACGCTCAAGGTATTATGCGTTTTGAAGACTTTGCAGTTCGTAAACAAGAACTTCTCGCAAGCCCTGGCGAAGTCATTAAGTTTACTACTTATGACGACATTACTAGAGGTGGTGAACTTAGCGAGAACACTCTTTTAAGCTCACAAACTATGTCAGCTACCCAAAAATCTATTACTGTTAAAGAATGGGGTAATGCTATCAAGGTTTCTGAGAAGTTACTTCGTCTTTCATGGGATGACGTTATGTCAGAAGCGGCTACTCTTTTGGGTCGTGACTATGGTGTCGTTCGTGATCTTGCACTTCGTGACGCTTTATTTAATGGTGTATCAAGCGCAATCACTGCGGGTAATCTTGGTCAAGAACACAACTTCGACACAGACGCAACTGCTGGTGTAAATCCTGGTAATATTGGAGCTACTGAGACTTTTGATATTGAATCAATTCGTAAAGCAGTAGAAATTCTTCAAACACAAAATGCACCCAAATTCTTTGGTGACTATTATGTTTGTTTTGTTCACCCGCACCAAGCTGCATATCTCCGAAGAGATCAAGATTGGATTAATGCTCACCAATATGTTGGTACTCGTAACCTATTTAATGGTGAAATTGGTCGTTGGGAAGACGTGATCTTCATCGTTACTACTCACGCTCCAAATGGTGTTGGTTCAGCAACTACAAATGTAGGTTATGACGCAACTCTTGACGCTGCGGGTGACAGTGGTATTGATCTTTACAAAGCTTGTGTATTTGGTGACCAATGTCTATACGTTGCAGATAGTCTTCCTGTTGAACTTCGTGACAACGGTGTTGAAGACTTTGGCCGTACACATGGTCTAGCTTGGTACTCAATCTTTGGTGTTGAATGTCTCAAGCCCGAGTATGCAGTAACCATTACTTCTGCCTAATTTATAACAAAGAGGATATAAATGATGACACGTAAAAAGAAAAGCGCAGATGAAGTCAAAGAAGTCGCACAAGAGATTGCTTCTGTTGTAATTGCAGAGAAGCCGAAGGTAGAAGTACCTAAAGCTAAGGTGGTTGAAGAGCCAAAGGTTCAAGAGGTGAAGGTTGCGAAAACAGCTCCAGTCAAAAATATTCGTATAAAGGCTACCACCTCGATGAGAGGTCAGTATAATAACTTACGATACGAAATTAAGAGTGGAGAGGTTTATACCTTCCCCGAACCTCTTGCAAAGTGGCTCATCGATCTAGGTAGAGCTATCTAAGAGTATGGAGAGATTATGGCTGATATTAACTCACTCATTAGGCGAATAAGGGCTAGAGTACACGATAACGTCAGTCATACATCTAGAGAAGATGGTAGACCTTTATACTTAGACTCTTATTACATTGATAGTATTGAGAGTGGTTTAGGTCGATTGAACCTAGATACAGATAGTGCATATACGGTAGCTACGTTGCCTGTTAGGTACGAATACTTAGCGGAGCTTCGTGGTACGATTAATATGTGCTATGTTCGAGGTGCAGAGGGAGCTACAAGTGATGTAGAAGACTTCCCCGATGTGCCCGATCAAATAGTCACTGTTCCTCAGCTTACGGTGCAGAGACAACAAATGCCACTAGATGGGCCAAAGTTTTGGTTACGTCTAGGTGAGAAGCTAGAGAATGAATATCTTGAAGCTCTAGCTAGGTTACGAGACAGAGGTGATGAGGGTGCTGAGATTCAGCAGTACACCATGTCGAGAATGTCATTAAGAACTGGTAGGCGTATGCCTTATGTCTATGACAAGGCCATTACCGCACCCGAAGGTTTTGCGGTTTCTGTGAATGGCAATGTGGTGAATGTGGTATGGGGTGTCGTGTATGACGAATACTTCAACTACTATGAGCTACAAAGAAGTAGTACGATAGATTTTGCGTCCAAGACCACGATCTATTCATCTAGCGATAATCACGATAATATCTTCAACGATTCGCCTGGAGTGGGTCAATGGTATTATCGTGTAGCGATCTACAACTCTAATGATCTTGTCTCTTACACATCTTCTGCAAGTGTTGAAGTACAATGAGTAAGAGTGTGATCAATGTAGCGCAAAAAGGGCTACTAAGGCAGCATAAAGCATATGGAGAGATGGTAAGGCTCTTGAAGTATATGCCAAGTGCTACAGGCGGTATTTATAGACAAAGAAAACGTGTATATGAGTCTCCATATGAGATTAAGGCTTCAGTGGCAAGGTTGCCCGAAGAGGAGATACTTAGTCGCATAGGGGAAGCTTCTGAGCGCAATGCCGAAATAACGATCCCAGTGGCTTATCTTAGAGAGGTCTTTGGTACGTCTACTAAGCTAAGGGATATGATCACTACGAGTGATTTGATTGTGTTTGATAATCGTGTATGGCGTATCACACAGTGTTCGTTTACGGGTCGCATAGGAGATGAGCCACTTTTAGTGTATATTCTTCTTAGAGAGAAGTTGGGCGCTAAGGAGGTGGATTATGCCTAGTGCAAAAGATCCATTTTCAATGAGAATCACAGGCACTTTCTTTGGGGTAAAGGTCAATGCGTCTTACAAAGAATTTAGGCGTATACGGAGTAAGCTGAGTCTTACGCAGGGTCAGTTACTTGGTAAGCTTATGCCCATGTTCAAAAAGAGGTTAGAGAACCGTATTCCTAAGTTAGTCCACCAACTACAACATGGTGTTCAAGAGTTGCAAGGGACTTCGGATTTTGAGAGTCAATCTAACGCTTATGGTCACACACGACACAAAACAATACCCGATCCTTTAAGCCGTATTGTGCAGCATGGTCTGAAGTACAAGCTTGAAGCCCATAAAGATAGTTTTAAGGTGATGGTTATCCCAAAGAGAAATAGGGATAAGCGGATAAACTATCACACTAAGATGAAAAAGACCCCAAGGATCTTCCATGAGGGGTATAGGTACAATCCGAACGATAAGAAGCCAAAGAATCGTGGTGTGTTACAAGGTTTAGATAACACTTGTTTGCCTTTCTTTAAGAATAGGCAACACGCTTTGATTATTGAGCGTTGGTTAGAGTTTAGTCGTATAGGTATGGCATATGCAATCAATGCATTTTTAAAAGGCGTACCAGACGATATGAAGGATGGTAAGTACTAATGGCTGTTGCATTTTGGAAATTAGAGGACGCTTTCATTCAGTCTTTTACGGGTAAGCAGCTAAGAGATAGAAATGGTCGGTTTAATCCAGTACCGATCTTCTTAGATTATCCCGATATAGAAGAAGCACCCGAACAGAGGTTTCCTTCAATCTCTATTATGTTTAGTGGTATGTCTCCCGATATAGAGATGTATGACTCCTCCCAACAGCGCACCTTAGACGTAGACTACTCTACGTCACCGCCTACCTTTGTTAAGAGAAGGATGGCTGAATTTTATGATATTCGATATGAGATCAGATCCTTTACGCTGAGTGCCGCAGAGGATCGTGAGCTAACACGTTGGGTAGAGTCTCGCTATGCCCCTAGAGACATAGTGACTGTGGATGGTCAAGCGTATCATGTATTCAGAGAGAGCTTTAGTGTAGCCGACTCTGTAGACGTAGATACTGTAATCTATGAAAAGACATGGGAGTACAGTATAAAGGCTGAAATAGAGGACACAGATAACGATGACTACCAAAAAGGCGTAAATGAGGTTAGAATAGAGTCGAATATTGTAAAGACAACCCCTATTAAAATTATTGAACCAACAAGTGCTACTCAAGCAAAATATGTATATAATGCACCCAAGTCTGCAACTACCGCAGACAAAGCCGACAAGACACTAAGTCGAGTAGTTGCTTTTGATGACCAAACATATTGGTTTCTTCCTAAAAAGTGAGGTGAATTATGGCGTACAAACGCCCAGACGTTTACATCG